CTAAAACATGATGCTAAGGCTAAAGACTTTGAATTAAATCACACTTATGTGCCTAGATTAAATCCTGAACAAGAAACAAGAGTAGAACAATTACAAGAAATAATTGACATGAATACTCCAACTGATGTCAGAGAAGAAATCCTTGACACTATTAAAGAGTCTCCTTACAGCAATACTGTTAGTCATTTTACTAGTCCTTATGGTAGACCTTTATTTTGGGTGCGTGGCGCAAGCGGAACTCTATACACTGGAGACGGCTCATCCGTGCCTGATGTAAAAATTATTCACGAAATACAAAATGACTACGCACAACAAACAAGAGACCCTGACCAGACAGTTTTTACTAAACGTTTTATAGATAAACAAACACCGCTTTACAAAGAGTATGAAGAGAGAAAAGAACAAAGAAACAAAACAATCGCTACTTACAAAAAAGTTAAAGCTAAAGATGTCTACCCAGACGAAATGAGAGATGACAACGAAATATATTTTGAATACGAAGATTTAAAAGATATGAGAGGAATAGTTGGAGACGAACACAATCCTATGATTACTTTTGCTAGTTTAGTTTATGACTCCGACTTACCAAAACGTTTTTACGACGGTTCTCTTCAAAAACGCGAGAAAACCATAAATGAAAAAATAGATAAACTAACAGATGAACTAATCAATTTGACCGACGATAACAAATATTATGACCTTAATAAACAACGAGATCGTCTTTACGCAGAATCAGAAGGGTTAGAACCAGTTATTCCAAGATTGGAATATAAGCCTCCAAAAAATGTAACTTTGGTAGTAGATGTTTTACAAGATTTGTATAGCAAACAGCCTGGACCAGATGGTACAGCTATCAGACGTCCCACTATCCCTGCATATCTTTTTGGTCAAAGATTTAGTCAATTTGAAAAAGATGAGGTAACACTTGCAGGCCAAATATTACACGACGTTGAACAAGAAAATTTTGTCGAACATATGCGCATGGTTGCTAAAGAACTTAATAAAAGAGAAATACCAGGCGTTAAAACCGAAGCTGAAGTAGAAGCTTATTTAGATACGCCAGGTAGTACATCTGTAAATAACTTATTAAGTTTTAGAAGAGCTTTTAACGTTGTGGCACCCTTTGATCCTGTAGACGATCAAGCACTGATAGAACAATATAAATTAGATAGGCTACAAAGACAGTTAGCAACGCGCACGCACAGTAAATTACAAACTAGAAAGAAGATTGCCGAAGCTTACAAAGCAGCAGCGCAACAGTTAGTTAAAGATCGCCCACAAATTGCAGAACTTTTTCCAAAGTTAGAGAACATCGAAGCTACGTTGCAAGATCCAGTTTTGAAAAGAGAACCACCAAAAGGTTATCGACAATATAAAGATGACCGAATGGAGCCTTTAATCAACCAACCATTTAATGAGTCGTATATACGTAAAAGTGTACTCAGCACTATGATTGATTCTTTGAAAAAAGGCGAGCGTTACGTTGCTGTGCCTAATGATCAGACTCAAAGAAATCATAGCTCTTCGTCGCAAACTACTGCTGGGGGCACTTATGATCTGGCTACTCAAGAACTGCGAGACATCGCCGCACAGTACGACTTACCAATATTAGAGTTATACATTACAAGAGATGAAAAAGGATTGATGACAACGATTGATTTAGAGCCGTTGCGAGAGCTGATTGCTAACGGTGAGTTCAAAGGTTTTCCGGGCTATAAAAAAGGTGGTGTGGTTAAAAAGCCACCTGTGTTGTACAAAGTAAATTATGGCGATTATGGTAGGAGCTATAAATAGTGGCAAAGCTAAAGACTGTCGTTAGTATAGACCCCAATAAACGTAAAGCTAAACACACTGCGCAAGGCAATGGGGGTAGTGCTAACACGGTGCCCAAAGGCAAACGTCGTAAGCAACAGTTTAAAAGATATCGTGGACAGGGTAGATAAATAGCCCTATAATTCTCATATTATGGCACTAACGCTAAATGGTGAGGTGTCTAGTTTGGCAGACAGCCCTTGCGTCGGAAGATGTTCGGTAGCCCAGTGGGGTGACGACAGATGCAAAGGTTGTGGACGTTACGAGAAAGAAACCGTCTCAGCTTATTGGAACGAACTGCCTGAGATAGAACGTAAATTAATTAATTTACGTAATGCTTTTGAAGGGTACGAAATAAGACATTTAAAAGCTAAGTAATGGCTAAACTAGTCAATGTTAAGACTTGTTTAAAACACAGGTCCAGGAGAGAGCGCGAAAAAATATGGCTACTAAATTAGAGATATATAAGGCTTACCTCAACGTTTTAGAGGGCCAGAGGTCGGCTTTGACCATAGATATAGAGGTTTTGAGTGATAACCCAACATCGATTCCTGAACATACCAACTTTACCCAACAGTTTGACGAGTTGATCACTAAATTGACTGACATAAATGATAAGATCAGTACCGTGAAATACTTGATAAAGGTGATTAATAACTGATCAAGGACTGAGGATCACGGACCAAGGACAAGGGTCTTGTTGGGTGGATGTATCGATTTCCTAGCAAGACCACCTAATGTGAAAAAAACGTAGAAATTAGGTAAAAATTAGGTAAAAACAGGCTAAAAACCCTTTCCCATATA